ATCAGTGCTGCCGCCGCTTACTGGATCATATCCGTTCACAGCGTTTATGTAGTAGTATGTGCCTGATATATATACCGGCCTTTGAAAGTTCAAATTACGAATGTCAACCGGATTGAGCTGAACGCGCATTGTAACCTTCTTAAACATCTTGATTGACCGCTGCAAATAATTGTAATATTTGTCAATCAAGTTCCCTGCCCATCCTAAACTATACGGCTGCGATTCGTCAAAGAACCATGCAATCCGATAGTCATTAACGCTTGTTGTAACTACCGTGTCTGTGTTTATAAAATCAATCGGATCAGTCGCGCTTCTAATGAATAAAACAATCTGATTTAATGTATTTCTGTAATATGTATTATTGTTGATCTCAGTGTAGAGCGGAACGTTTGCCATTGTTATTCCATCCATCAAAATTGAAGTGTAAGCAAATGCAAATTCACTTTTAATCACATCTGCCTTGTCTCTTAAATTCTCAGCATCAACTTGAATGAATGAATTTACATAAGGTGGTATCTCAGGGTCTGCAAGTTGCTCACCAGTTGAAGTCTTACCGGATTTTTTTATAGGCTCTTTGTAAGTGAAATTATTCCGCTTTGCAAACGCATCAGGCTTCAAACTTACAATCGGGTCTTCAGAGTGATCTACCTTGTTTGTCCATATTACAGCGTTATTGATATTTTGCAGGATTCGGTTATACTCAACAATCTCAACGCGCTTGCGTAGGTTATCGAATTGGATAACTCCACTGAACAATTTTAGATACTCAATCAGAAATTCACCTACCGTCTGATCTTGATCAATGATGCTGTTCGCCGTACAATATCGGGCATTCATTGTCGGGTAGGTATTAGCTGATTGGCTCACATCTACTAACCCGCCTTTATCAATCTCTACATCGTAAACAATCAACTGCGGATTTGTTATATATGACCCGCCGCTAAATTGCCCTAAAGGCAAGCGAATCCACATATAAATCGTAGTGCCTTCTTTGATATTTAATAAATCTAATGTTTGATCTATAAATATAGTTTGCCCTGCAGGTGCTGTGTAGTTGTCAACTCTAATTACGTTAGGAGCGCCAGAATAAAACCAACGTACCTCAAAGCCAACTGCAAATGTGCTTGGATTCGTAAAATAGAATCCCATGTTAAATTTTAACTGCTTTAAATTGTCCCAAACGTAATATTCAAAATCTCCCTGCAGCGCAGGATTAGCAACTGATTTTCTAAAAAATTCCTGCTCATTTACACTATCAGATTCTGGTGCATAAGTGTTGAACCATAAAGGGAAAGCAGTGGGAGATTGAAAGTGCATCACATCAGTCGGATTCGTATAAACTCCCAAATACCTGAGCGGTGATTTATTTCGCCTCCATTCGCCGTGTGGAGCGAATGCAACCAAGTTGCCTCCGAAGTCTATGTTATTTGTGACCTGATATCCGTACTTGCCAAATATTCGCTCAATCATTGTATCACCGTAAATGCACGGCAACATAGTCCTCGATCTGATATCTTTGTCTGTATTGTTTAGCAGCGCGGTGTTTAACTGCTGCATCGAATTAAGCAATGGATAAACTATACCCTGATCTACATTCAGTCGGTCATAAATATTTGCGCCAGTTACATAGTGATCTAAATCGCGCAAATCAATATCTCCGATATTATCGTTATTCATTCCGAAGTAAATCCCTGAGACTGCGGTATATAGCCTGATCTCAATCTCTGTGTCGGAGGCTGTCAATATTTCGCAGCTATCAACATTCACATCTACGCCGTCAACATATAAACGGCAAGGCAGGATTCTGTATGGATTTGCACTAATCGAAGTGACTTCCTGCGGATTGCTAAATATCTGCCGATTGTTGGCAGTTGCAGGAATTGAAATCGTTGTGCTAAATCCTCCGCTACGGTCGGTCAATTCCTCAACTTTAAACACACTGAAGTCAATCCCAAATGATACCTCTGGAAGCAGATCGACAATCCGGTTATTTATGCGAAGCGTGACTGGTCTCATTGAATCGCTACGGGTATTGCAGTTCTAAATCTCAATCGAACGCTAAACAGTTTCGTGCGCGTGGTGTACTCAGTCACATCATCAGGGTCAATGATAATCGGAATGAGGCCAGCATCATCATCAACCACCCAAGCCTGAATCGCGAAACGAAGCGATCTGAGCGCGTCAACATCTGCCTTGCGGATAAGATCAGCATTCACGATGTAAGCGCGGTAGCAGCGTCCGCGTGTGCTGAATCGCTCAGCGCGGGTGATGTAGTCAAGCCCCGTGCGATCTTGCGTGGCCAAGCCCATGTAAGTCGAGCTGTCGCCCATCTGAATCTCCGAAGTCTTGACACCCGTGAAAATCCAGTTCTGAATGCCGCCGTGTTGATTCACCCACTTGATGTTGACCTGATTATTGCAGCAGACTTCTACCGCTTCTTGACAGTCAACATACTGAACAGAAAAGGTATAATTGTCACCCTGCCATGTTAGCGAAGATGTAAACACGGAGGTAGTTGTAAGCGAATAAGCATTGAAGCCGACAATGTAATTTAGCTCATTGTAAATCGGAGTCCATGATGCGGGATAGCTTACAAATGAAGTCTCCTTAGCTGCTCCCAATATCTCTTGAAAGTCAATTACATATTGCTCCCCTGCGCATAGCTTCAACTGGATATCGCTTGCCATTTACTGATCTTCAACAAGAAAGCCCTTAAAATAAACCCTGCCCTCAAGTGTGGTGGCGTTTGCTGCTGTTGTAATCTCGTAAGACACTGAGGTCTTGCCGTCTGCTGTGAGTAGTGTCGTGTAGTTATTTCGCGCACCTACTGAAGTTAGTCCGGTGGTAGCGGCGGCGGCTTTGTAAACTGCCGTGCTGCCGTTTACTCCAAAGCTGAAGTGAGGCTGTTGAATTACACCGCTAACTGCCGTCACAATTACGCCGCAGGATTCAATGAAAAATTTGTAGCCCGTAGGAAACACAATCGAAGCCGTTCCGGTGGCTTTGAAGTCTGCAACGGGAAACATAAGCGTAAACTCCGATCCAGTGCTGTAAAGCAATGGCTGCGCGTCTGATGTGCCGTCCGATTTGCGCACCATTGGAACTCCCATGATCTGATAAGTCTTATCAATCCGTGTCGTGCAGCTGCCAGTCTGAAATATGCGGAACTTGCTGCCAACGGTCGCATGATTGCCCGCAACAGTTGACTCGATGCAAAGCACGAAGTCGCCAACGCTAACGGGAAATCCCGATGCGCCTCCAATGAATCCGGCTGCGCTAATTCGCAACAGATCACCTTCTTTTGACGCGGGATAGTTCGGATTGCCTGAGCAGTTAAGCGCACCCTGATAACTCGCACCAGTCGGCATCCAGCCGCCCGCGTAAACTTCCAAGCGGTCAGTGTCGCTATTGTAAATCAGATCGCCGTCCGTTGGTGTCGGGAGCGCGTCACGTTGTGCGCTTGTGTAGGTTTGAATGACGCTTTGATATGAGTCGTTCATATCCTGCAGCAGATCGTTCAGCACTTGGCCAGTGATTGCGCCCGTGCCGTTGGTGGTGATGTCCGCGTTTATGTCGGCGGTCATTTGTGATTTAGTCCTTATCATCCGAAGTCGTTATTAAAATCGTTATTAAATGAATCTGCAATATCGAACTCGCCGTTCTCGATTATGAGTTCAAATATCTCAGTATTTGTAATGCGTGTTAAAGTTGTTTCACCGCAGCTGAAAACTACTGGTTTGTTGTCGTAGCTTGTCAAATATCCACGCGTCGCGGCCAGTCCACTCAGCACCGTGTCGTTGAGCATCGAATAAGCCACGTTCGCAACGGCTAAGAGATTGCCGTCGTAGATCAGTCGCACCTTGTTGAATAGCGTGTAATTGATACCCAAGTCCACACCCACTGGCTGTACCGCATCGAAGATCGATCGGAGGTAGCCGTTCAGCACGATTTGAGCGAAGTAAAGCTGCACACCGTCAAGCGTTGCGAGATACCACTCAGGCTGAATTTCTGCAAGCAACTGATATGGCAATTCGTTGGTATACGGATCGCTTGAATTGTTGCCAACATAAATCTCAATGATAGGACTGTGAAGTAACTGCACCACGCCGCCGCCGCTCATTGTCGTAGCGTCAAAGTCAATGTCGGTTAGCAACGTTTGAGTCGTGCTATCCCATGAAGTCACCGTGCCAAGATATCGCTCCGATCCAAGCGATTCGTCACCGATAAAGTAAATGCGATCAGCTTCCTGCAGCGGTGTTGCGATTGCGCTCACAAATTCAATCTCAAGTTTGCCGCCGTTGTCTGCAATGGTAAATTTGATTGTGCTAATCGTATTCTCGAAAGTCTCAGGCTGAATGATAATGCCCGTAGAGTTCAATCCTACCCACGGCTTCAAATTGCTTAGAACGGTTATATAAGCACTCATACCAGCGTCTGAAGTTTAGTTATTTGAGTGGCGAACATCCCGCCGATGTCGGTGACAATCTGCCTGATCAGATCATCAGATACCACACCGCTTACAATGTCGCTGCCGCCTTTCTGGAAGATGGTAGTGCCGTTCTTTGCGATCTTGCCCGCGATCATTGCGACAATCGAAGCCTTGCCCGCTTGCGTGGCTCTATTCCATGAGAAACGCGCCCGCGCTCCGTCTCTGTTTGCGGACTCAATCCATTCACTGATGTTCGGATAATCTCCCCTCGGCTTGCCTTTATTTTGCCCGCGCACCTTTACGCCATACTTTGTGGAATCAGGATCAAACGGTGGCCGCTTACCGGGCTTTCTGCCCTTCTCCAAATAGTAAATGTAATCGAGCGCATAAACCCGCAGCGCCTCTGCCGTAGCTTCGTAGCGGATGCTATCCAATAGCTGACCAGTTGCGACCGAGGGACCAAAGCCAGTCAAGTTCTTTGACTGCAAATCAGACCGCAGCTGATCCACAACCTGCCGCCCTAATTTGTCGAAGTACGGCTGCGTTAGGAGCATGGATTGTTTATTATGGTCATACGGAAACGGCAAGCATAGCCGCTCAATGTTGCGCTCAGTGTGCGATACTGCGGCTCTGTGGTAAGCGCGTCAATCTGCACAAGTGGTGTCTCCCTTAGCTCAGTCACGAATGAACGCATGAGCGCGTCCATATCAGCGATAATAGCCTCGCGTTCCTCCGGTGAAGATTCCGGTGAGTCCTGCTGCCAAAATCCCACTTGCATATCGAATACGTCCACCCAGTTGTCCGCTATGTTTGCGCTCGATGTAAATGGGTAAAGGTGAATCTGCGGAAAGGCCTCATCATAGTTGATGCTACCATCTGATCTGCGGCCATGCACAAAGAAGCCCGAAGCGTTCACCGCTTGCGCTGCATCGCGAACAACATCAACCGCAGTCTGGTAGCCCATGTCGCGAAATTACGACATGAGCCTGAGATGTGCGGCGGTTTGTGCTATTTATTTAAAGTGACCGGAGCAGGACTCGAACCTGCATCTGCCGAAGATGTCGGCCTGTTACCCGAGGCGGGGCAATCCCCGCTTACACCATCCGGTCGTTATTGTCCACCTTCCGGTAGCCCTGCTTCCAAAGAAACGGCACAAGTGATTCGCTCACTCTAATCACTTCTTCTTCGCTCAATTCCGGCTGTATGTGGTGAAGGTATTCATGTACCAAAATTGTAAACTCTTGTTTACCCTTCAGCCTATCATCTATCTCAATCACGCCGTCGCAATAGCTTCCCCAGCTTGCCTCCCTGCCTAACTTGCGGCGAATTACCTTCGGCTGTTTGCGCGGTCTAAATTCAAACGGGTACACCTCACGGTTCAATGAACTTGATCAATGGCACTCCGATCTCCTTCCCGTTGGTGGTAAGGTCAGTTTCCACGCGATCCCGCCAGCCGAAATTCTTGAGCGCAAAAATAGCGCCCGCGTTGTTTCCGCTCTGCATTATTTCTTCGTAGTGTCGCTCGATTAGAGTGCGGGCTTTTTTTACGGTGTGCATAAATTCAGGCTTCTTCTCGTACTCGTAAAATGATGTTCTTGAATCAAAGCCAAGATGCAAGACCAATCCGGTAATTGTCGGCACTGGTATATCTATCATCTCATTGCCTATTCGCGTAGGCAATGAGATGATAGATATACCAGTGCCGACAATTACCGGATTGGTCTTGCATCTTGGCTTTGATTCAAGAACATCATTTTACGAGTACGAGAAGAAGCCTGAATTTATGCACACCGTAAAAAAAGCCCGCACTCTAATCGAGCGACACTACGAAGAAATAATGCAGAGCGGAAACAAC